ACCTACGGCTATACACTTTATCAGAGTGCCCCGGTATATCCCGTTAATTTTTGTACCTTCGAATGGAATCGAACCATCGTCACCAGATTAAGAGTCTGGAGCATATCCCCTTTGCTACGAAGGCATGGCGAGATTTTTTAGTCTAATTCTTTTGGCGACTTTGGAACTACTAAACCTCAATATAAGCAAAATCTCTTAAACCTTCTATTCTATATCAAACCTCGTGGAGGTACTCGGAATCGAACCGAGGACTGGTGCGTGCAAGGCACCGATGTTAGCCAACTATACCATACCCCCATATTCATCAATAAATTTTTTAACTTGTGTATGTGAAATTTTCCATTTTTTTCCTAACTTGGATTTCCACCCCCGCGTTTTTTCTATTTCTTGATAATCTTTTAATCTTTTAATAACTATTTTATTAGGTAATCTATGAAAAGAACCAATTTTTTCCTTTGTTTCTTTAGAATGAGTTTTTCCTTTAAAACCATTATTGTTTCCAGAAGATAATTTACTTCGTTGTTCGAATGTTAATTTCCAACCCTCGGCCCTTCCTTCTTTATGAGCTTTTTTATAAGCTTCTTTTCTTTTTGGATCATCCCAAGTATGATCCCATCCACCTTCACCCCCTAGTTTTATGTTATATGTGTCATTTCTGTTTATAAATTCTTGATTAACTATCTCAGATTCTTTTAATAAAGCTTCTTCTTTATCTGGAAATACGTACAAAATTTTCTTTTTGAAATTTTCTTTTCCGTATTTTTTTAAAGATTCTCTTAAAAGTTTCCCAGAACCTAAATAATCATCATCTAAATCAATACATTGATGATATCCAACATAAATCTTTTCATTTATTTGATTTTTTGTTTCGTAGATTATGTAATACATAGTGTTTTTCTTTATATATTATATGAATCTAAGATTCAAAAGTTTCACAGCAGGCCATGAAGGATTCGAACCCTCGACGTTGGTTTTGGAGACCAAAATGTTACCACTACACCAATGACCTATAGAAGCAAATCAGAATACTCTAAAGTAATCCTCAATGCCCAGCGGTCTATGTGGGATTCGAACCCCTCCTTCTCGCAGACAACGAGCTGTACTACTCTTTATACTACACGGACCAAATTAAAAACTGAGAATAGTGGAGAGGGAACAGACGGTTTCGACACCGTGACTCAAATTTAGAAGATTTGTGCTGGACACCCAGCTCGAAGTAACCCTATAATTCCTTACTACAGTTTTTGTGCGGGTACCCGGGATCGAACCGAGTCTATTCCAGCTTGGAAGGCTGGCGCACCACCATTTATGCGTCACCCGCGAATGTACTTTTTTCCGAAGCCGAAGCTAAGGGAATCCCCAGAGAAAGTACTAAAACTCTCGATAATCGGTAATTTTATGTGCAGTAACCGATCAATCTGCCTTGTGAACCCGGAGGGAATCGAACCCCCGTAACCAGGGTAAAAACCTGGGGCATATCGCTCTCGCTCCATTTTGCTACGGGTCCAAAAATTACAATACGTCAAAGATCTCAGAATTTTTTAAATGATTCAATCATTATAAATTAAAATAGGCGGAAAGTTGTTAAACCATCCGCCTATTAAATATTATTGTTACAGTAATTATATTCCTGTACCTCCATATCTTTCGGCGGACATTTTTCTTCCCTTCACGTTGCCTTTATCATCGGCCGCGTTCCAAATATTCATATCTATATTTCGCTTTGTCATCACTGAAAGTTTTTACTTTTTATTTGTTGTTATTATCTATTTTATTATATATTATGCAAAAGGTTTCACATTTTATTACTTTTTGCATTAAAAAAATCCTGTAGGTTGTCAACGACCTTACTCGTTGTCATCAGCCCCTTTTTCGCCAGGATCTTTATTTTCCTCTTTTTGTTTTTTATAGTAATGATTGGCCATTATACCTGAATAATTACCATCTTCATCAACGTCTTCTTCATCTTCTTCATCTCTATAAAAAGCCATTTTTTATTTTTTGTTACAATTTGATATTACTAATATAATACTAATAATTGGGATAAAAAAATTTATTTGCAATTATTTTCAAATTATTTTCTAACTGTTTAATTATTAAAATGGTGCAACTGAAAAAAGTTTTCTACCGTGGCATGGCATTCTCCAGATACACACCATTTGCTTTGTCTATAGTGCCTATTTATATATAGTAAGTTCGAACTCATATGCGAAACTACATACTACAACAACCATCCTGTTCAAACCCTTCGTCCAACACCGTCCCTACTTCATACCCCATAGTTGCATGGTGGTCTAGCGATTGTGGGATCGCATAAAGGCTAAAAGAGTAAGTTGGATCCCTTCGCCCCGTTGGTATTTCTTTTACTAATCCCTACCACTAGGAAGATTTTTATCAAATGTTATTTTCATTAGTCTGGCACTGATTTTTCTATTATAAGATGATCGTCAACTTATACGACCCCCATTATTGGGGTCTCCTTTAAACTTATACATTAGAATTATTAATCTTTGTAGTTGTCTACACGTTCACCTGTCTAGGTGCAAACGCCCATAATAATTCAAAGCTTTAAGGAAGTGGTTGATTAGAATAATCAAAACTAATCCCAGTTTATCAATTCATTGGCGCCAAATCCCCGTATGATTCGGGTTTAACTTTTCCTCTGAACAATAACAATTTCAAAAAATATTTTAAAATACTCCTACTGAAGATAAAACGAATGCGGCTACTGCTGCTGCAACTACAAAGATTACTCCCATAATTACAAGATTTTTCCTTTTAAGACTCTTTGAAGGAGTATATTTAGACGGATCATGATATCCTACTGAAGCAGGAACATCTTCTTCTTTTCCTTCAGATTCATCGACATGTTGAGGAACATCTTCTATAACCTCATCTTCAATTGTGTCTTCCTGAGTTACTTCCTGAGTTACTTCCTTTACAGGTTCCGGCTTAGGATTATCTTCAATAACTTCCATAGTCATTGTTTTCCTAATTGTACGCTGGTCACCATTATCAAATAAAACTTTCCAACTTTTTGCGGTCTCACCATTAATGAGTCCAACTAATTGGTCGCCATCTGAATAGGTTACTAAAATTTTATCTCCAATTTTCATTTTTATGTTGTTTAAATATTATAGTCTAATAATAACCAAAAGTTTTGGGATAAAAAAATGTTTTGTGATTTATTTTCAATAAATATTACTATCGAACCATTCTCTCATAGTTTTTAAGTATTCTACCAATTCATCTTCATCAAGAGTAGTAAAAATTTTATCTCTTAGATATTCAAGAGTATCCATTTTAGCATACATCACAGTTTCTGATGAAACAACTCCTTCATTAATATTTTCTTTAACTAATTTCATCTTGTATATTTTTTTAATTACATCAAATTTGCTCATTTTATCCACGCTGATTTTACAGTTGGGTTTTTCTTTACTTTTGCTATATATTGCCATGGACTTTCAATACAAGGATATTCTTTTTGATAACCTGACATATATTGTACAACTACAGTATATTGTTTTGGTCTAAGATTTCCTTCAAACCCACCAAAAAAATCTTCTTTTAAATTTTTATAAAAAAATGACATATCTCTTTATTTTATATATCTAATATGGACGAGCCAAGCCTTCATTAATAAGTTGTTCATTAATACTATTTTCCCATATTAATTCTTTTGTATCAGCAAAGTAAACTTCAGCTAACCATCTTCCATACTTTCCCTTATCATCTTTATAAATTTTTAAGAGAATATGTTTCCAAAGGATCAATTCCTTAACTTTATCTCTTGCTAATAATCCCCTAGCTCGTTCTTCCCCTCTTATTTCTGGAATATCAATTTTTAACCAACATATAGATTGATTTCTAACCCAAACTCCGAATCCTAAATCAATGTCTGCTCTTAAAGTATCTCCATCGTAAACGTTTATAACCATTGCTTTGTATTCGTACATACCTATCTATTTTTTTTAAAAACTCATCTCTACCTTCTTTATCTCTAAAGAAATGGAAAACTTCTGGCTTTCCATCTGTATAAATAAGTTTTATTTGATGGTCTTTAGATTCTATAGCATCTCCTCCACCTTCTTCAAATGATTTGTATTCTTTAATGGCTTCTATATTAATTCGCCTACTGCCATATTGTATAAACATATTTTATTTGTTTTATATATTTTAAATAGAAAAAGCCCTACCAAATAAATGATAGGGCTTCTGATTTTAATTTTCTGAGATTCCTGTATAGCGACCATTTTTAAGTGTTTGTTCACCCGAAAGTTTAATTATCTCAGTCTTTCGAACTGTTCTAAGTATAGAATGTTTTCATTCCATCAGCCATCTTAGATTCCTGACCTTTTCTGTCTGACCCGAAGGTTTACATCATGTCTCTTGCACATTACCAGTTTTCATATCTGATTTTTGTAAAGGAACCAAGGCTCCTAGGTTACGAAGTAACGCAATACTAACTACAGAAATATTATAAAGAACGTTTTTATATTTTATATATGCTATAATATAACAATTATATACTAACTTGATGCATTAGTTTTGTTAAAAATTCGTTAAGAATTTATCTATAACAGTTGTGGCTGCTCTAAATCTAGCTTGATATCCCTCATCAAAAAATAAATTAGACACATTTTTATCTACATAATGTTGCTTATGGAGTTCATGCAATTGTTCTCTTTGTTTTTCATCTAATCTTGTTCCATCATCTACATAAGGAGCATCAAGATTTAGATAAAGATACAAATCCATTTCATTTGCTTTTTCTACCCATTGAGGCCATTCTGGAACGACACCAAATAAATGTTGAGCATATGATTTTGTAATATTTGAATCTGTGTCAACAAATAACACTTTGTTTGCTTTTCGAGTATCTTTTTGAATTCTTGAAGCATGATTGCAGGCTACAATATTCAAATCTTCTAAAGTACATTCATTAGTATCAGGAATTAGTTCTCTTCCAACTTCATGAGACCATATAGTGTCATAATGAGCGGCCAATTGCATTGCCATTGTAGATTTTCCTGTTGATTCTGATCCAACAATACAAATCTTTTTAACAAAATAATCTTTAGCAAAGCTATTTAAGTATTCCCAATTTGTAAGAGGTTTATTTCTTATCATGGTAGCACTTATAGGAACAACTGTCCTAGCAATATTGAAGACGTGATTTTCTGCTTTCATTGCTTTAGCAAAGAAATCTCCATAATCTTCAGAACTAAATACTCTATCAAATTTACCGAAATTTTCTAAAATATGCTTTCCCCACCATACACTGAGATCATCATAGCTTAAGTCATCTGGATGAGATATATTATCACCTAACACCACTATCTTAGGGTCATTAAGATAGGCTGAACTAACCCAGTTTAAGCGATACTTAAGCGGGATTGGCTCACCTTCTCTAGCTCCAACTAATATTGTCAATTGATCACATTTACTTTTAGCGTATTCAATTAAAGCCTCATGACCTTTATGAAATGGCATTGCCTTCATGATTATAAAACCCTTAATTAACTTGATAGAATTCTTTTGTTTGTTCATTATATCTATAAAATTTACATTCTAATAAATCTATTATTTCTTTTTGTCTTGTTTTATCTTTTTCTATAAGTTCTCCATTCTTATAATGTGCTGCCTCGTCATATTCAATGACTATATTTTTCTCTTTATCATATGCATCTACAAAATATCCTAATTCTTCAATATGAAATTCTCCACCATTTTTAGCATGTATTAAATTCCAATCTTTTTCTTTAGATAAATTATCAAAAAATAAACATGCTTTGTAATTATACCTTGGAGTTATTCCACCATTTTTATCTTTTATATAATTGATGGCAGAAATTCTCATTTTTTTAATAGTTTCGGGAGTGTTTTTTCTACCTGTGTTTTTTTCAGCAACTATTTTCCAAGGATTTTTCTTTCGAATTTTCTCTTTTACATCTGGCCAAGTATATCGTTTTGTGTTTTATTCATCGCCAAATTTATATACTACTTGTACTTCTTCTTTCTTTGATACTTTTACAATATCCCAAGATTCATCTCCATCGTTAGCAATCCAATCATCCCACATTTCCCCATCAATTTCTCCATCACATTCAAAATGAATCCCATACATTTCATGATCCCTAGCATAACGCCTATCATCATTGAATATTATATCATAATGAAATTCCATTGACATTGAAGCTTCTCTAGTTCCAGTCAAAACAATATCTATGAGAGCAAAATTTTCATGTTTCTTTCGAACTATCAAATCAATATTTCTAAGATTAATCTGTTGAACAACTTTGAAATAATTCCGCTCAATTGCTAATTCATCAATCAAGTCGCATACTTCAACATTCTTTTTATATTTTTCTTTTAATTTTACTAAATCGTCTTCGTAAGTCATTTTCGTATATTTTTGTACATAACATTTTCTTAACATTCTCAGCGAAACCTTTTTCTTATCCGCCATAAAATAAGTACTGAACGTTTCAGTGAAAGTACTCTTTTATTCTTTAATATTAGATATTATTAATTCTAAACCTTCTACTACACCGAACTCTAAAGCTGACTCATAGTCATCATAAACTCCCTGAGTAATATATTTACTTAAAGGATGACCTAAAACATATTCTCTTCCATTCAATTTCATGTCATAAGCGTGAGAATCCCACTTTTTTACATTTGGTCTAAATCCAATAAAGACATGAATATTATGTTCATTTCTTAACCACTTTTGTAATCCAGTAATTGTTGGCCTATGAACCATGAAATGTTCTCCTTCTGCAATTAATCCTGACCAACTATCAGCAATGCGTTTTGTATCATCACTACAAGTAAAACATTCTACATCATATCCATTAAATAAATTTTCATATCCTGCTTGATCAGCTTTTACTGCAGTATCAAAAGAAACTAACTTATCTTCGTATTCATTGTATTCTTTCATTATTCAAAGAATTTATTAAGTTGGGTTTGCATAAAATTATCAAACTGTTTTAGAGTAATTTTCACAAATACATCTCCCCAATTCTGCCGGCTAGATTCTATCTCATTGGCTGGTAATGTGTTAACAACATTTTCATATACATGGAGCACATGAAATTCATATTGTTTGAAATAATGTCCTTTTTGATTAATCATACATACTCCAATTTCATCTGTTCTTTCTGGATCCAGAAAGTCTGATGCATTCTTAATATTTGCTTGTTCTTTCATTATAGTAATTTTAAATGTCCTGTTATTTTATCAATTTCATCTGGATATGCAGGTCCAATAGCGCATGCGGTAATAGTAATTTTTCCTCCAAATTCAGTTAATCCTTTATCTTCAATTAAAGAACATGGAATATTTGCTTTTTGGGCTTGTTGATAAGCTGTAATTAATTCAGCCATTGTTCCACCAACTACTATTTTCTTAAAAATGGTTGATAGCCAAATATATAGAGGAGAATCCATGTCTATCTCTACTTCTATTTTGACAGTTTTTTTATCTTCATCAACAACCCATTTTCTATTTTGTAAAGAACCAAAGAATTGATCAAGCAATGGTACTAAAGATGCATGAGCACCTTGAGCAACCATTTTACCTTTTCTCATCTTAGGTTCGGTATCGGTTCTAATTATTATGACTTGTTTTGGTTCCATTAATCTTTGTAATTTTTGTGAGGTGAAAGAAAACTTTTCTGACCAACAAATGTAATTTCGTATTTTCCATCTGGGCGAATATTGGATATCCACATTTCATCTGGTGAAGTTCCAGATACACAATGATATGAACATGAATCTCCTTCACCTATATCGTCAATCCATTTACTTCTTTTTTTCTCATTTTTTCTAATAAGATATAGTACCCGAATTACTGCATAAATCATTGCTGCAATTAAACCAGACCATAAAACTATTATAAGTGTTCCGGGTTCCATTATTCTATGTTTAAAATATATTTAGCAATTTCAATTTCTTTCTTATCTCCGGTATGTTTACCTTCAACATCTGAAAGCTTAATACAATGGTGCCATTCTTCTTCTTCTGGTTTGGCAGCAACCATTTTAATAACCATGTTAAGTGGCTTAACACCAACATCATTAGAAAAGTTCGTCCCAATACCAAAAGAACATTTGATTTTACCTCTGCAAAATTCTTTGATTTCTGATGCACTTTCCGGATTCAACGAATCAGAAAAAACAATCACTTTAGATTTTGGATCAATTCCAAGTTTTTCGTAATGAGCAATTACTTTTTTAGCAAAGACAAAAGCATCTCCGGAATCATGTCTTACGCCATCATATAACTTAGCAAATTTCTTATCAAAAGCTTTAAAGAATACTTCAGTTGTAAATGTATCTGATAAAGCAATACCAAGTTCTCCACGATAAACATCAGTCCAATTCTCCATACTTAAATGATTGGCTATTTTATAACCATACTTAGCAGCATGGAACATAAACCACTCATGAGCATGAGTTCCAATAGGAGTTAAATCATGTTTGTATGCAAGGAATACATTTGAAGTTCCAACAAAATTAGAATTTCCAGTTCCACCTTTCATTTGTTTAACGAATTCATCATGAACAAGAAAAGAAAACCTTCTCCTTGTAGCAAAATCAGCAACATGCATTCCATTTAATCTGAAAAGCAGTTTCTTCTTATTGTTATTTTTTTCTCTTTCCTCAGCACCCCAGTATACTTCACCTGTCATCATGAAATACAATTCAGAAATAAGGGCCATTAATGGAACTTCCCAAAGGATAGTCCTGTGCCAATATCCATCAATTGAAATTTTAAGTGAAGTACCATCTTGGATAATTCCAACTTCTGAAGAATCATAACGATATCCATAAAGGAAATCAAGGTAAGTTGGATCGAGATAATGACATTTTCTCTTCATCCAAGTTTTTTGGATTTTGGTCATTGCCAAATTTTCCATCATTTTCACTTGCTTTCTGAGTTCTTCCGCAAATCCTTCAGGAAACGGGGTTTTTCCTCTATTGATAAAAGCATATTTTACTTTTGCCCTAGGGAATTTTTTGACAACTGCTTGTTGCATTGTAAATTTATACAAATCTTGATCGAGGAAATCATTAATTATTTGTTTCATTCTGTTATTGTTTTAATATATGTCCAACCATGATACTCTTTTTTTATTCCTTGTATTAATTCTCTAAAATTTAATGGGTGTTTATGTATGCTTTGTGCAAATTTAACTAAACCTTTTTCTGTAGTGTAAATTTTTCCGTCAGGACCCTTAAATTGATATATTTTTACATATTTTCCAACATTTTTACCTTTCATAGATTCACTCATTTTTCTAAGTGTTTCTTCAGTATGCGGCTTTTCTATTTTTCTTTTTTTCCATGCTTCTTTTAAAGATTTTTTATGTTCTTCAGATTTAGGTTTATCTTTAGCAGCTAAACTCATCTTTAATTTAGATTCTTTTGTATTTTTTCTACCTAAATTTTTCTGTCTTATTTTTTCAACAGTCTCAGGTAAAATTTTTGTAAATCCATCTCCTCCACCCGATCTATTATATCCTATATCTGGATTAGTTGACTTTAATTTTTTTATCCAGAAAATTTCTTTTATATTAAGATCTTCAGGATTTTTTGTTTTATCTAAAATTTCCTTTTTGAAATTTTTGCTTCCATATTTTTCTATAGCTTGATTTACTACTATACCCGACCCTAAGTAATTTAAACTTTCATTTATTTTTCTTTTAGATTTACCTATGTAAATTTTTCCATTTACTAAATTAGTTGTTTTATAAATATACATTTTTATTTTATATATTCAAGTTTAGACATTGATTTGTATAAATTTAATTGCCATTTTCTTTATGTTTAGTGTCTGGGAAATATTTCATTGTTATGAATGTACCAACTCCAGCCCCTATCATAGAAGAAACTAAAAGCCAGTTATTATCAACATATCCT